GTTTGGGGAGCGGATTGGGTACGACCTTATTCCAATGAACCGGTTTCTGTCCTCAGAAGATTTTCATTGCATATAGATGCAGTAGTTAAGCCTGCCTTTCAAAGGCGTGGCACCACAATGGTTGATCAGGCTGCTTTAGCCAGAGAAGCCGAGCGTGGTAATTATTGCCCAGATGCGTGGAATTTTCGAGTGGTAGAGTTCGTTGGAGTGAACCAAGATGGTAAGGATCATAAAGCTCAATTGGCTGTAGAAAGAGAGTTGGCAAAGGATTTGAACTTTGGCGAATTAATGGAATTCATGCGACCTCGCATACTCCAGCACAACAAGAATCAGAAATCAGCTGTGGAGAGCACTGAAGAAGGAGGTAAAATTCCTATGTGTTCCCACGGTAGATTATTGACGTGGTGTAAGGAGTGTGTGGGTGAAACTGCAGGAATAAGTTGTCAGAGTTGCCCTCTCACTAATTGTGAACAACGTGTTAGTATGTTAGAGATGATAGAAGAATTTAGGAGACTAGAAAATGTCCCTACAAATAGCCTCAATGCTTTTGAAAGAGGCCGTTTGGAACAGCTTCGAACAATTATTAGTACACCTTCTTACAGGAGTGAGGCAGGAGCTATCGTGCCCCTGCATGAACCCGTAAGATCTAAATGGAACATTTTTAATTGGAGTAAAATTTCTTTTTCTATCATCGTGTTTGTTGCGTTTTGTCTCTGCGATTTCCATACTGTGAAAGAAACCATGTCCCAAGGAATACATTACTTGAATAGTAAGTGGGTGCCTATCGCACGGGAACATGGTTTTATTTACGATGAAGATGTTGTGAAATTTGGTTGGACATTAGCAAATAAGTTGTTTGACATTATGTTGTGGGTTGATCTCATTATATACCTTGCATTTAGAGAATTGTTTTTGTATTCTAGAGATGCTGTCCATCGAGAGATTATTAACAATCCACGCATTTGTGAAGCAATTGTCGGCCGTGTACGAGAATGTTGGTCTTGGATCAACACGCCATTTGGAGCATTAGGAATTGTTTCATTTGGTCTAATCTTTGTTATACGTAGTTACCTGAGAAGGGCTACCGAAGTATACTTAGAATTGGACCATTTTTGGAGGCAACTTCCGGAACTCATAGAAGTTTATGCCAAGCAATTTGGGCTAGGACTTTCTTTTGTTATGGGTTTCATGGCATTATACAAAATTTGGACCCATGTTCGAAGATTCAGAAAATTGGCTAGTGAGGGCGATGACCTCACTGTCAAACGTGATGAAAACAACATGTGGAAACAAGTGGCAGTAGAACCACTGCCAGATGGTATTTTGCCAGGCTCCAATGTGGAAGATTTGATGACAGCAGTTGGAAAACAACTTTGCAGTGTTGTTACAATCGATCCGAAAGGATATGAGCGTCAACGTTGCAATGGCCTATTTGTCAAATCGGGAATTCTCATGATACCCCAACAT